AGAGCGAGGCTGAGAAACAGTCAGAAGCGCTTGCTGCTAAAGAGAAAGAGCTAGAAATTGCTTTGTCAGATAAGAAGAACCTGGAAGCGAAACTATCAGCTCTGACTCTGGGAGTAAATGCTGAGTCTGTAGACGACGTCATCACTCTATCTGCTCGCTTGGTGTCCGATGAGGTGTCTATTGAGGACGCTATTGGTCAAGTGTTGCAGAAATATCCTCAGTTCGGTCGCACAGAGCAATCTGAGGAGAAGAAGCCGACATTTTCGGCCGGAGGAAATCCGACGGCTGGAACGAACCAAGAAGATGCCTTTTTAAAGGCTCTCGGACTAAACAACTAACAGGAGAATGATCAATGACAATTAACTACATCACTAAACACGAAGGCACCTTTGAAAAGAAATTGATGCAAGGCGCACTCACAAGTATTTTGGAAACGCCACAAGTAAACTGGTTGGGCGCTAAGTCGTTCGAATTGCCGACTATTTCAGTGACTGGCTACAAAGCGCATACTCGCTCTAAAGGCTATAATGCTGGTACAGTATCAAACGACAAGAAAGTTTATACGCTCGGATTTGACCGTGACGTCGAGTTCTTCGTAGATGCTGCAGACGTTGACGAAACCAACCAAGAACTTTCAGCCGCTAACGTATCTAACACATTCATCACAGAACACGCAACTCCCGAAGTAGATGCTTATCGCTTCTCTAAAATCGCTACAGAAGCTATCACAAACAGTCACTTCAAGTCTGAAGATGACCTGTCAGAAGTGAACATCTACACAAAATTGAAAGCTGCTCTTTTGCCAGTCCGTAAATACGGCGCTCAAAACATCGTTATGTATGTTTCTAGCGAAGTGATGGATTTCTTGGAACGTTCTAAAGAGTTCACGCGCTCAATCGCTACTACGTCGCCTCAAGGAATCGATACTCGTATCACTTCACTTGACGGAGTTCAGCTTATCGAAGTTTGGGATGATGCACGCTTCAAGACTAAGTTTGACTTCACTGAAGGCTTTGTTAAGGCTTCAGATGGTAAAAACATTAACTTCTTGATCGTTGCTAAGCCAGCAGTAATTGCCAAGGCTAAGTTCAACTCAATCTATCTTTTCGCTCCTGGTCAACACACGGAAGGTGACGGATACTTGTACCAAAACCGTCTCTATCATGATCTTTTCGTCTTGCAAAGCAAGACAGACGGGGTCTATGTTTCTCACAAATCTGCTTAATAAGGAGGTAGAAAATGCGTAAGTACGAAAAAGGAAACCAAGTCTACACCGTGCAGGAAGGCAGCTTGCTTGAAGCTCAGCTAATCGCTGATGGATTTGAAGAAGTGATTGAAGATGGCCAAATCTCAGAGATTTTGGCTACTCATTCACTTTCGGACATGACTTTGGCAGAGTTGAAAGCTCTTGCTAAAGAGCGAGGGTTTGAGGGCTATTCAAACAAGACCAAAGATGAACTATTGGAGGTGTTAAATGGCCAAATTTAAAGCAAAATTGAACGCTTATCTAGCTAAGTCTGACCGTCATTTTGACAAAGGGCAAGAATACGAGCTAGATCAAGACGAAGCTAATCGAATCAATGGCCTGTTTAATGAGGTGATTGGTGAAGATTGCTTTGAACTCGTTGAAGAGCCTAAGCAAGATCTAGTTGAGGTGGGGACATCCACCTTTTAAGGAGGTGATTAGATGGCTTACTTAACTAAAGAGGAGTTCGATAAGCTCGGATTTGAGGTCGAGGGCGACTTTGACAAGCTTTTGAAGCGAGCGGAACTCGCTATCGATGCTTATACTAGAGATTTCTATTCTCTAAATAGCTTTGATAGCGACAATACAGCTCGCAAGAAGGCAGTTAAACGAGCTACAGCCTTTCAGATTGCTTATTTGGACACTTCTGGGGTCCTGACGGCAGAGGACAAGCAATCTATTGCCAGCATGTCAGTCGGGCGGACATCTATAAGCTATCGCTCAGGCTCTCAGAATGGCTCGAATTCGCTTTCTTTGGCGGAAAGGTGTAATTTATCAAGAGATGCTGAAAACTGGCTGAGAATGGCTGGATTTGGCTCAGCGAGGGTTGATTATGATAGATAAAAGAATGCTAACTGATTCTGTGACTATCAAAAAGCCCGTTGGTGAGGATGATTGGGGGAAAGAGGCTTACTCTGACCCTCTTTTGTTATCCCCTTGCAAATTCGATAGATTCTTTTCTCATTCTGGAACAGGCAATCATCGTAGCGAGTCCAATTCCTCAACTGTGATTGTCTATCACAAATACTGCCCTGTGAAACTCGACAAGAGCTTCGTTGGTGGGTTTGTAGAAGAGGACGGCGTCAGCTACGTTGTTAAGAACATTATCCCTCAATATCATCCTCTAACCAAGAAGCTACTAGCTTATGAAATCGAGGTGATTTGATGGGCGGTGTTAGTGTAAAGATAGACCTATCAGGAATTGAGAAGAAAGTATCTCCAGAGAATCTCGCTAAAGGAAAGTTAGCTATTGCTAACCAGATGCTGATGGATATGGAGCGCTTCGTCCCAAAACGAAAGGGGGAATTGAGGTCTAGTGGACATGTTCAACAAGATTCGATTGTCTATGCAACGCCCTACGCTAGATTGCTCTATTATGGCAAGAAGCGAAAAGGGTTCTTTTCTGAAAAACAAAGAAGGTTTTTCTTTGCTAACAAGGAGAAGTTGCTGAGTCAACGGCCAACGCCTGGAACTGGTCCAAGATGGGATAAAAAAGCCGCTGCCCTACACTCTAAGAAGTGGGGCGATGTCGGATTGAAAGCGATGGGATTGAAATGAACCAAAACAATGACTTTGCAGAGGTCTTACTTGAATATATCAAGGGCATTCAAGACAAAATCCCGTCTAAACACGGTTATTTAGCTGAGAAAGAGGGGTTAGTAGTATTCCCTCTAGCTGGTGGAGAGGTTGTAGACGAGGACATGGCCGGCATTCAAACGGTCAGCTTGCCCTTTGAAATTGCTATCAAGTCACGAGATCAGGAATTAAACAATAATACATTGTGGCAGATTAACGCTGCCTTATCAAAAATGGGCCTAGAATTGCCAAGTAAGAATGGCTCTTACGAGTTCTTAGGTCTGAAAGTCGACAAGCCTTACTTGAATGATTTAGACGAGCAAGGCTTTTACATTTACTTGCTGGACGTAACTGCCAGCCTTGAAATCGAAAGGAATGAATAATGGTTAAAAATAAAAACGTAAAACGCAAGCACTACATTGGTCCTTATAAAGAAGCGACTCCAGACACTCCACCAACCGCTACGGATTACCTCTGGATTGCTAAAGGGATTAAGAAATCATCGCCAGAAAATAACGAGAAGACAGATGATTTCACTGACTTCTCTGGTGACGGGACACCTGAAGAACAAGTGATCACTAAAACACGAGGGCGCTCATTCGAGGGCGTTCGTGATACAGATGACAAAGCGCAGAATTTTGTGGCAGACAAAGAAGACGCAGTCGGTGACGAGCTTTTGGTTTGGTACAAGGAGATTGATGTGACTGAAAAAACTCAATATGAGGGGCCAGCTCGTCTTTCTGGTATCGAAATCGGTGACGGTGAAGCGTCTGAAAATGAAAGTATTAAGTTTAAGGTCGTATGGACTCGTAAACCTAAGAAATCAACAGTAGTACCAGGATAATCTAAGGCGTGATAATTCACGCCTTTTTATTTTTGAAAAGAGGAGAAAAACAATGGTCGTAATTAAGAAACTAAGCAATATCATTCCTATTGATTTCGGAGACTTTCAGCTGGAATACATTGCAAATGACAAGGGCGTGAAGGAACTTGATAAGTTTCGTGAAGGCTTAGCAAAGAACTGGAAGAAAATTGAAAAGCTTTCTGACGAGAAAATCGCAGAAAAAGCCAAAGAACTTGTTGAAGATGGTTGGACTCAACTATTCGGAGCGGATGCATTTGAAAAAGTCTATAAATTCGCAGACGAAGATACAACCATCGCATTTAACTATCTGACGCAGACCATTCTTGGGATTCAGAAAGAATACCGAGAGCGCAACTCAGAAGATGCATTCAAGAAATATCTAGGGTGATGCTATGTTAGATATTTCTAGAAAGCTAGTTGATGAGCTTGTTCTAGAAATTGAAGGCAAAGAACAGACTTTCCCTCTGCTATTGTCATTCGACAGAGTATTGAAAGTCTTTGAATTATGGAAAGACGAAGATATCCCTAAATTCATGCGCCCGTTTTTAGCGTTGCGGATCCTTACGGGTGTTTCTTTTGATTTTTTAAGCTTTGAGGAGGCTTTGGAAGTTGTTCAGGCAATTTTTGAAGAGCACATCCAGACAGGCGAGAAAGAAGACGATGTTGAGTATGACTTGGCAGGAAACGTCATGAAATCTTCAACATCGAAAGAGCCACAGAAAAAGATCTACAACGTGAAGCATGACGGAGCCTATATCTTTGCTTCTTTCATGCAGGCTTACAGAATCGACTTAATCGAAGAAATTGGGAAGCTACACTGGAAGAAATTCAATGCTCTAATCGTTGGCTTGCCTGAAGGAACCAAATTTGTAGAAGTCGTGAAGATTCGCTCTTATGAACCACAAAAAGGCGACAGTCAGGAGTACATTGATAAGATGCGAGAACTACAAAAAGAGTATCGTCTTCCAGATGATAATTGCGACGAAGAAGATGATGAGTATGACTATTACGAGTAGAAAGGAGGCATAAATGGCAGATGGTAAAGTGGTCATCCAGGTTGACATGGATGGCAATAAGGCTCAATCAGGAGTGGCACGTCTAAAAGGGATGGTTGGCGGACTGACAGAAAGCGGTATGCAACTAGGTTCGGTCTTTAAGTCAGTTTTAGGAGCTAACATTGTCAGCGGTGCGCTGATTTCTGGGATTCAATCCCTTGGCAGTGCTATCAAGGGTGTATTTGCTACAGCTCTAGATGAGGGCGCCAAACTCCAACAATCATTTGGTGGAGTTGATACGCTCTATACGACTGCAGCTGAGTCTGTAAAGCAATATGCGAACGCTGCAGCCTCAGCTGGTATCTCTGCTAATACATACGCAGAGCAAGCCGTTTCATTCGGTGCTAGCTTGAAGCAAGCACTCGGTGGTGATGCTGTGAAGGCTGCCCAAATGGCAGACAAGGCTATCATGGCCATGGCTGACAACTCAGCTAAAATGGGTACAGATATTGGTTCAATCCAACAAACGTTCCAGGGTTTCGCTAAGCAGAACTACACTATGTTAGATAACCTAAAGCTAGGTTATGGCGGTACCAAAGAAGAAATGCAACGACTTCTTAAAGATGCCAGCAAACTCGAAAAAGCAATGGGCAAGAAGTTTGATATCAACAACTTTGCGGATATCGTAGAAGCTATTGACCTAGTTCAACAAGAGTTGGGAGTCGCAGGGGTTGCGGCACAAGAAGCGCAAACTACATTCAGTGGTTCGTTTGCAGCAATGAAGGCTTCTGCATCAAACTTCTTGGCAAATTTGACGCTTGGAGAAGATATTGGACCGTCTTTAAAGGCACTTATCTCTAGTACCTCAACATTCCTTTTAGGCAATTTCTTGCCTATGGTTGGAAATATTATGAGACAACTCCCTCAAGCTATCGATACAGCTTTGGCAGAAGCTGGGCCAAGGATTGAACAAGGATTCAAATCGTTGTTTGCTTCGCTCGGAGTTGACGAGGGTGTTTTTGACGTAATCAAGGACACTTTTCGAGATGTTGTTGTGACAATCCAGTCGCTCTTTGAAGAACTGACAAGCGAATCCAATGGGTTTGGCAATGTTATCCAAGGTGTTGGGAATGTCATTCAAACAGTTAACGTCATCATCCAGAATATGGCTATGGCCTTTCAGTTTGCACTAGAAGCCTTCTCTGAAACAGGAGCAATCAAGAACGCCTATCAAGCATTTAAAGATTTGACGGATGCAGCTTTAGATCTTGCTATTAAGTTAGGCGATGCTATTCCTTGGGATATCGTAGGCGCAGCCGCTGGGCACGTCGTGAACGCTATTTCAATGATTGTGAGCTGGATTTCAAAATTAACTCAATCAATTAGTGCAGATGTCTGGAGAGGATTGATTGCAGGGATTGGAGGAGCTCTAGTCGCTTTCAAGGCATTTAATTTCTTGAAGAGCTTTAATCCGTTTGGCTTATTTGCTAAAGGCGCCAAGGAAGGGGCAGACGAAGTTGTAAAAGGTGCAACGAGCTCGAAAAGCGCAATCGCTCAAATCTTCAAATTAATCTCAACTCTAATCAAAACAACAGGAACAGCAATCAAAACGGCTGCGACAGGAATTGGCGAAGGTATCAAAATTGCTCTTTCTGGTTTAGCGCCAGTCATACGAGCATTTGGATTGGCTTTGAGAACAGCCGGAGTTGGAAATATTCTTGCTCTTGGCGGGGCGATTGGTATTGCAGCAGTCGGAATCGGTGCCGGAGTGGCTATTATTGCGGCAGGTTTAAGTCTCATTGCTAGTCAAGGCGAAGGAGTGGCTACAATCATTAACGCAGTTGGGCAGGCATTTGCTACTGTTGCTACTGCAATCATCAGCACATTTGCCCAGGCTATCGTTACAGTTTCAGGAGTTCTTCCAAATGTAACAAGCGCCTTAGCTCAACTCTCTCCTCTTGTCGTTGCATTTGGTGAAGCTATGGGAGCGGCAGCTCCGTTTATCACAGCTCTTGGTGAAGCCATTTCAGGAATTGCAACAGCAGTGACTCCAATCGTCGAGATTATAAGTGATGCGTTCGTTTCAGTAGTTCAAATTATTGCTGACGCTATCGTTCAAATTGTTGAAGCGATTGCTCCATTTGCTCCAGCTATAACTGAAATGGTAGTTGCGATTGCTCCGTCAATTGCAGATATTGTTTCGTCATTTAGTAGTATGTTCTCTCAGATTAGCCCTATCATTGATAGCTTGTCTAACCTCTTGAAAACGTTTGGAGAACAAGTGAGCTCTATCTTGAAAAGTGCTGGTAGTGTAGTTGAGTCATTTGGATCAGCTATCCGTAATGTCCTTGACGGTGTAGCTGGAATCTTTGACAGCATCGGTAATGCTGCTTTAAATGCGGGCCTTGGAGTCAAATACATGGCTGAAGGGATTTCGATGCTCACTGAATTAGGGTTGCTAGATTTAGCCGGAACATTGGCAACAGTGGCAACAGGATTGACAGCTATTGCCAATTCTGGCATTGCTTCAGCAGGTCCTGGATTGCAACAAGCAGGGACTGGGTTGAGTTTGATAGCTATATCAGCTCAACTTGCAAGTGTAGCCTTGCAATCACTACCTACAGCCTTATCATCACTAAGCACTAACCTTAGCACATTGCCAGAAACACTGACAAGCGCTGGAACTTCGATGAGCACGTTTGCTACATCGGTCATGGCTTCATTTGCAAGCTTGTCTGGTTCTGTATCTGGTGTAATGGCGCTTCAGACAGGTTTGGTGGCTCTAGCTAATGCTATGATGATGGCTCAAAGTGGGGCTTCAGCGATGTCTTCTACTCTAACGATGATTAACGCTTCAGCTTCATCGGCTTCAACAGCTATTTCTCAGCTTGCTTCAGGCATAGCTTCAGCGATGGCTCAGGCTGTGTCATCAGTTCAGTCAAACATGGCATTGATTGTGACTGTAATTTTGCAGTCGTCAGCTCAAATGACACAGGCTGGACAACAGGCAGGGCGTGGAGTTTCTGAAGGGATAACAAATGGTATCCAATCAGGAATCGGTTCAGCAACAGCAGCAATGTCATCCATGGTCAACTCTATCCAGTCTACAGGAATGAGAGGCGTCTCTACTATGCGCTATGTAGGTGACATGATTGGTCAAGGTTTAGCACAAGGTATGTACTCAGCGCTTGGAGCTGTCACGGCTGCTGCTAATGCTCTTGTCGCTCAAGCTGAAAGAGCCGCACAGGCCAAGGCTAAGATTAACAGTCCATCACGCCGCTTTAGAGACAACGTCGGACGTTTCATTTCTCAAGGGGTGGCAGTCGGTATCTTGGCAGATGCTCACAAGGTAGACGATGCCATGGGCGATGTATTTGACCAAATCAAAGCCTTTAACTTTGCCCCTGAAGACATTCTTGGAGTAGGTCAGGCTAGCCTTACGAAGACACTTCAGTTCAAGTCAGACCTAGATCGTCAAATTAAAGCGAGCGTTAAGGTCGTACAAGAAAAATCTAACCGACTTGTCGAGCAAGCTCTAGAAGTTGCTGAGAAGGCAGTAAAACGTCCAGTCAGTCTGATGATGG